GCCGCCATCTGACCAGGGTGGTTGTCATTCAAAGCAATCTGAATAACCTTCTCCGCCACATTAGTCCCGCCAGAACGAATCATCAACTCCTTTAACTCGCGAAGTCTTTGATGGTCAGTCTTAGGAAGCACCAGTGGGATGTTCTTGGCATATTCCTGAATAGCCAGCCTGCCAGGGCTTATCTTAGGCGGCTTGGTTCTTGGACGACCAGGCTTGCGCTTGATAGTGATTTCACCAGTCATAGATTCCACTTTTATCCTTTCGGGAAGTTGGAGGGATTGTAGATGACACTCTATTTTTTCAATTTAGCTTTTTCTAATTTAGCTTTTTTTGAGGGGGGGAGGCACCCGTAAATTTTCAATCGTCGCCAGCCCCCTCCCCCCCCATCAATCCGTCCATGCTTATATGCTTACTTGCTGATGTACCTATGGAAGTGAGTGCTCACATCGAAGTCAGTGAGTGCTCACATCGGCTATATGAGAATGATTCTCATTAGCGTTGGTGCGTGGTACGGCGGCGTACCATTTCCCGACCACCTGGAACGCACCACACATTCATTCACTATTCATTCACTCCAACATTCTCAAAGTTACGCAGGCCAATGATTTCCACCGGATCGGACTGCCTTAGGCCTAGGCCATGCACATGCCTGTAGACCGCTAGGATGCGTTGAAAGCCTATCGTGATATCTCCGGAGCCAGCTGCCAACAGAATCGCTCTATCGCCGTCCCCCAACTTTCGGCGGAATTGAACCGTGTCAACTTTGCATCTGGCTATCAAAATTCCCTCCAATCAAGATTACTGACCAAATGGTCAGCAAGACTGCATTTTAGCCATGCATCCCTTTACACAATGCACATATCCTTAGGATATATGTGCAAAATGTGTAAGAAACGGGCTGTTTTGCCCCATTCTTACACAATGCACAATGTATGAATTGTGTAAGAAATGTAAGGGTAAACCCTAATTCACATACTGTACAAACGATCAGTACAAAACATAGGGTTTGTCCTAAGTAGACTGCTACAAATATTGTTACACTACTCTACATGGCAACGACGCCATGCAACAAAAAGGAAAGCAAAATGACCAAATCAGAAACCCGCGAAGTTACCCTTACCATCAAGTATGGTCAAACACTTGGCGCTGATTACATGGCGCGCGCATTGTCCGCACTGTACCGCGCAGCTCGCTCCACCAAATCGCAGAATGAAATTCTGGCTATTGCACTGGCCTACAGTGTTGTCAGCAACTCAGAATTTATTGTTTCTTGATCACATCCTGTAGCCCATTCTGTGGGCTATGTGATGCGATTCGGCATCGTTCAACTAAACCAAGGATAGACATGGAGAACAAAACGGTAGCATGGTCCACAATGCTGCAAGATGCAGTCACTCAACCCGGCATCATCAGCAGTGCATACAGTGCATTCCACAATTACAGCATGGGAAATCAGCTACTTGCATGGTCTCAGCTCACAGCTCGCAACATGGGTTTGTCACCACTGGCAACCTATAAACGATGGTCCGAGTTGGGACGCCAAGTTAAAAAAGGCGAGAAAGCCATTGCTCTGGTTATGCCCGTCACTATCAACAAAAAAGATGGTGCAGGCGAAAAGACTGGTGAATGCTTCCAGTGGTTCACCCTTAAAAATAACTGGTTTTCCCTTGATCAGACCGAAGGGGCGGAATTTGCCAATGAAACCATTACACCAGCATGGAATGCTGAAAAGGCATTGCAAACCCTTGATATCACATTGATTCGGTTCGATTCAGCATCGGGTAACTGCCAGGGTTATGCCACTGGCAAAAATATCGCTATTAACCCGGTAGCTGCACTGCCACATAAAACCCGGTTCCATGAGTTAGCCCATGTTGTTTTAGGTCATACCCTTGAAAGCACAATGTCTGATGATGACAGAACCCCTAAAGACATACGCGAAGTAGAAGCTGAGTCGGTGGCATATATATTGTGCTCTGTGCTTGATCTGCCAGGACTGATTGAATCAAGGGGTTATATTCAATCATGGTTATCTGGTGCTGAGATAAGCGACAAATCAGCACAGCGCATATTTGGTGCAGCCGATAAGATTCTTAAAGCCGGAGCGTAATTAACCTAATGCCTCACGTGTGGGGCATTGTGGCAATTATGCCAATTAACCTAGGACAATCATGGAACACGCAACTATTGAAACCACCACCACCATTGATAATGATCTAATGATCATGCCAGGCCATCTTGCAGCCATTGCCATGTTTGCAGCCAAGAAAGATATCCGGCATTATCTGATGGGCGTATGCATTGATATAGGACCTGCTGGCGCGTTTTTAGTCGCTACCTGCGGCCATGCTATGGCAGTGCATCAGATCGACAATGTAGCGCGACCTGCTGGTCAACTTATCATGCCACTGGTGCCACTTGCCAGCATGATCAAGGCAAACAGGCGCGTCGGTATCAAACTAACCCTGCCTGCTGGTTTTGCAGGTAAGTATGACAACAATATCCGAGTCAAACGTCAAGTAACGCTCGAATCATTGAAAGGTGAAATTGCCTTAGTGCCAGAAATGGACGGCATTTTTCCGGACTGGCGTAGAGTTGCACGTTATGACGATGCACCATACCCGCAACAGGTATTTTTCAACCCTCACTATCTGGTCCGAGTTGCCGATGCTGCTGATCTGATTAGCGAGCGTAAATTTGCCGTCCAAGTGCGCCCAGGTGGCACTGGTGTAGGTTTTGCCACATTGGACCATGAGGGAAAGACAGTTGCCTATGTTATGCCGATCAGGGGCACCATTGACGATCTGCCTAGCAAACCCACAATGACTTATTGATCAAATAACCCTCAAGCCCTTACAGTGTAAGGGTTTATAGCTATCATTTTAGGAGTGAACGACATGGAATATCAAATAATTTTTGTTGAAATCTACGGACATATCGAAAAATGCAAGTTACTTGCGAGACATGGAAAATATGTGATGGACGTTGAAAGGCTGTCCGATGGAAAATGTTTCAGGGTGAATGCAGCATGAAAAAACTACTCTGGACCCTGATACAAGGCCTTATCGGCGCTGCCGTATGGGGTCTGCCTTTTATCTATTATTTTTGGAGCATGAAACCATGAAAAAGCAAACTTACGTTCAGGCGCTTATGCGTCAACCAGTAGCATGGATAAAAGCCAGTGCGGCCACGCCTAATGGTCACATGACGCCCATGCAGATAACGCTGCATTATGTGGCGCTTCGCAGAATGGGGGAGATATGACCGATTACGACGACTGGCGCGACGATGCGCGTGATCAGGCTAGACTCATGGCAGACGATGGCCCTGATGATGGTGAACCCGGCATATGCCCTGCCTGTAATGGCTCGGGAGAGGGCCAACATGAGGGCACCACCTGCTATAGCTGTAAAGGAGCGGGAGAATGCTAGACCACGACATTACCGAAAAAATACACCACCTGATGCACCTGTATGCATGGTGTCGCCAGGAGGCAATGGAATATCTGTACTACGAACCGCACGACCCCGCCGACTGGCTCGGCACCCGGTGGGAGGGTGAAAAATGATTTACGCCATTGTCGTGCTACTGATCAGACTGCTTCGCAGTTAACGATAACTGAAACGATACAAGCCCCTTCATTGGGGCTTTTTAACGTCTTCAATCTGTTGCTTAGCATCCTCGAAACCCCGGCCTATGATGACCCGGTGGCCGATACCTTCCAAATACTCTATCCAGTCTTTCTGAACTGGTGAAACGATACCGCCAGTCTCACGCTTCATTTCAACCCATAGGCTCCACTCAGGCACGCACAGGTCAGGCACGCCAGGGCTAACCCCTTCAGCTTTCAAGCTGGCGCCTTGTGCCATGCTGCGGCCACCACCATTCGGCACTGCAAAGACCCTCACGCCCGGATAGCTACGCCGAAACCAGCTAACCAGGCGTACCTGCTCCAAATGTTCTGATGGCTGGGTTTCGGGTTTGAGTTTAGGTTTAGGTTTCAAAATGGAATCTCCCAGACCCACATACTGCATTCCCCAGGCTCATTTGCGAATGCCTCGGGCGGCGGCTCATTGAATTCAGCGCATATGCCCGACTTCAGATAATGGTCGCACGTATGGCAAAGCTGGGGCACCTCGGCCTTCAGGGTCTGGCGGTAGTGTGTAACGATTGCGGGTTCAGGATGTCTCATAGGTCCTCTTTATTACTGTATAAAATTTACCATCTTTTCGAAATTCTATGTGGCTCGGTGGTTTGCCCTCGGTCATCTGTTGCGCCATCTGGTGCAGTTCTGATGCCCCATAGTCCAGCGTCACGCCTGCTCGGTGGGCAATCTCGGCCAGTAGGCGCCTGCTTTTCTCGCCTGCATACCCGTCGTGCGTCACTGCCAGATACTCAGTCACTGGTGGGTCTGACAGTCCGCCATAGTAAGTCAATGACAGCATCTCCCGGCCACTGGCTCGGCTTATGTGCTTGCGCCATGTCCAGGCGGTCACATCTAGGTCAGTACCATCTTGCCCCATTATGTCGTCGTTTCTAAGCGACATAACTGCCTTCATTGGCTCCGGGAATGCCTCACCACAAGCCGGGCAAACCCTGACCGACAAGGCGCATATTTCTTGGCAGTGGTCGCAGACCTTTATCGGCGCTTCGCCTACCTTGTCGCCCTTCTTAGGTGGTGGCTTGACTGCCGTTATCGGCCCATGCTGCTCCACGACCCCGGCAAAGTCCAGCACCAGGCAGTCAGTTTTACCCGGCGCGATCCGCAGGCCACGCCCTGCCATCTGCACGTACAGGCCGGGTGACATAGTAGGCCGCAACATGGCTATCAGATCAATCTCAGGCGCGTCAAAGCCGGTGGTCAGTACATTGGCATTAGTTAACGCCCGAATGCGCCCTGCCTTGAAGTCGGTCAGGATGCGGTCACGCTCGGCGCTCGGTGTCTCACCCGTCACGCATTCGGTGGTGATGCCTTGTGCCTGCAATGCGGTGGCAATATGCTGGGCATGAGCAACCCCGGCGCAAAACACTAGCCAGGACTTGCGCTCAGACCCCAAGCGCACGATCTCAGCGGCCACCATGCGGTTCTTGTCGGTGGTGTCAACCGCTGCCTGCAGTTCCGATTCGATGTACTCCCCGCCACGCTTATGCACCCCGTCCACCTCCAGCTTGGTGGCGGTCAATTTGGATCGCAGGGTTGATAGAAATCCCTTGTGGATCAATTCTTCGATGCTGGTGGGTTGAATCAGCGCGTCGAATATGGCAGGCGCATCGGTGATGTAGCCATGTCCGAGTCGGTACGGACTGGCGGTCAGGCCCACAATCCGCAGGTTCGGGTTTATGGCGCTCAGTTCGGCCAGCAGGCTTCGATAGCCGCCTTCGTCCTTGTGGCTCACCAGGTGAGCTTCATCTATGATAACCAGGTCAACGTGGCCTATTTCCTTGGCCTTGGTTCGCACCGACTGGATGCCTGCAAAGGTTATCGGTTCTCCTAATTCTTTCTGGCGCAGCCCGGCGCTGTAGATGCCCATCGGGGCGTTCGGCCAATGTTGGCGCATCTTGTCGGCGTTCTGCTCAATTAGTTCTCGGACATGGGTTAACATAAGAATGCGCGTCTCCGGCCAAGATTGCAGCGCGTCCTTGCACAAGGCGGCAATGATGTGGCTCTTGCCTGACCCGGTGGGCAGCACCAGGCAGGGGTTACCCTTATTGCCAGCCTCGAACCAAGCGTAGAGTTGGTCGATGGTGCGTTGTTGGTATTCTCTCAACATATCCGGCCATCCCATTCCTTCCGCAACGCCATAACCATCGGATCAGCAGCCACGCAAGCCTTGGCATTAGCCAACAATTCTTTGCTGCCATACACGCCCTCACCAGGCTCACCGTTGGCAATGCTTTGCCCGTCAATCTCATAGACTGCAACCCAGTCGCTTGGCCCCTCTAGGCGTTTCCAAGGCACAAGGTCAGGGTGGATAACGTGGCTTTCGCAGCCGGTATGCTGGGCATCTAGCGGCACAATGGCGTCCCACTTGGCGCAGTGCCAAGTGCTGTCAGACAATGGCGTGATGTGGGCGCAGGTACGGCAATTGACCTGCTTTGTGGTCTTGCTGCCGTGGCAGAAATCATGCCCCGCGCACATCTTGCATTCAAACCACGTTGGGTCGGTGCTGATAGGTGGTGGCAGGCGGTCGGTCAGCGCCAGCCGCTGGCCCTTGTCGATGGCCTTAATAGCATGGTCTCGGTCATACTCTAGGCGCTCGGTGTAAATTCGGTCATCATCTTTGCAGACGGCAACATACAAGGCGCGTTTCAGTTCAGTGCCGTGCATATAGACCTGACATTGCGTGAAATGCATGGGCTTACTCTTTGCCACGCCGTTTTTTTCCAAGTCGTTGAATGACTTGAGACTGTGGGTCTTAAACTCCAAAACGTGTTCAGTCTTAGGCGCACCAAATACACCCTTACCAATACCGTCCAGGCTCCCGCTAACGTGACTGCCAAAGTCAACCCGGCGTTGGGTTCCGGTCACGCTCATGCCAATAGCGCGTAGGTCACTGATGATGGTGGCCTCCTCATTAAAGCCGCGCCTGAACAGTCGCAAGATCCTGCCTTGGAACTTCTCAACCACCGCC